TTTTTTTATGGTGGTTGGAAAACTGGTAAAACCACAATTGCATCAAAATTTCCTAATGCACTTCTTCTTGCCTTTGAAAAAGGTTATAATGCGTTGGCAGGTGTTCGTCCACAGCCAATTAATTCTTGGGCAGAATTTAAGAAAGTTTTACGTCAGTTAAAAGACGCTCGCGCAAAGGAAATGTTTGAAACAATTATTGTTGATACCGCCGATATTGCTTATGATTATTGTACAAAATATATTTGTGATAATGCTCAGCGATCTGATGGCGGTTACGGAGTAGATTCTATCTCTGATATTCCTTTTGGTAAGGGATATGGAATGATTGAAAAAGAATTCGATACTGCACTTCGTTCTATTGTCCAAATGGATTATGGTCTTGTAATTATTTCGCATGAAACTGATAAGACGTTTACAGATGAAGCGGGTAATCAGTATAATAAGATTGTTCCTACTCTTGATAAGAGAGCAAACAATATTTGTGCAAGAATGTGCGATATTGTTGGATATTCTCGCGCAGTAACAGATAAAGATGGAAATCTTAGTACCAAACTTTTTATGCGAGGAACTCCTCGTTATGAAGCTGGTTCAAGATTTAAATATACTCCAGATTTTATTGATTTTTCATATGAAAATCTTGTAAATGCTATCGCAACTGCTATTGATAAGCAGGCTGAAGAAGATGGCGCGCAGTATTTTACAGATACTCGTAAAAACGCATATGAAGATACAACTAAAGACCTTAATTTTGATGAGCTTATGAAAGGCTGTAATGATCTAATTAAGGAAATGATTGGTAATAATTCTGATGAAGTCTTTAAAGAATTTTATCAGCCTCGAATTGTGCAGATTACTGATCGGTATCTTGGTCGGGGCCAGAAGATGAGCCAGTGCTCTCGCGAGCAAGTTGAAGCTCTCTCTCTGATCTATGATGATCTCCTCTTACTTTCCAAAGAGACGAAATCAGAATAATTATAAATATATATGGACTTGTCAAAGGACTGCAATACTTTGACAAGTCTTCTTTTTTTTGTTATAATATAAATAGAAAAATATTGAAAAGGAGATATTGTAAATGGCTCATAAAGTAAAATGCCTATATTGTGGCGAGCAATTTGATAGAGATACTGAACCAACAAAACAAGTCTCCGCACGTAGATATGCTCATATAAAATGTTGGGAAGATCATATAGCCAATATGTCTCAAGAGGAAAGAGATATTGAGGCTTTTTATGACTATACAAGAAAATTATTTGGAGAAGATTATAATTATATTTTAACTAAAAAACTTGCTGAAAGATACGTTAAAGAAAATAACTATACATATAGTGGTATGTTAAAAACACTAAAATGGTATTATGAAAAAGAAGGTAACTCTTTAGATAAAAGCAATGGTAGTATAGGTATTATTCCTTATATTTATAAGCAAGCATTAAATTATTATTACGCGTTATATCAAGCACAATTAGTAAATCAAGAAAAAGATATTTCCAATTTTACAATACCAAAAGAAAAAGTGGTAAGAATTGAATCTCCACGGGTATATGTGCGACCGCCGCATATGTGGTTGGAAGAGGAGGATAATGAATGAGTTTAAAATATTATGATGTACCTGCATGTATGCAGGTAATTGGAGATGTGTTTATAAATCCTTCTCTTTTAGACTTGGAAGAAAAATATAAGTTTCATGAAGAAGATTTTGCACAAGAATTTCATAGAATTTTATTTGGTTCTATTTATAATCTTCATCAACTTGGAGCAAAACAGATTTCTATTGAAGATATAGAAAAATATTTAGAGCAAAGACCAAAAAAATATGCGGTATATAAAGTAAATAAAGGTTCTGAATATTTAGAAAACATTAAAGAAATGTGTCAACTGGCAGCTTTTGATTATTATTATAATCGTATGAAAAAAATGACTCTTTTACGAATGTATAATAAAAATGTTGGCATGGATTTATCATGGTTATATGATCCAGATAATATTTTAGATGTAAAGAAAAAAGAAGCTCAAGAGACCTGGTTTGATAATACTCCTATTACTGAAATTGCTAATGTTATTAATGATAAAATTGATGAAATTAAAGCAAAGTATGTCGATAATTCAGAAGATGGAGTAATTCAAGCGGGAGATGGTGCATTAGCACTTCTTGAAAGATTAAGAACAAATCCTGAAATTGGTTATCCTCTTTATGGAAGATTAGTTAATGCAATTCATCGAGGAGCAAGATTAAAAAAGTTTTATTTGCGGTCTGCTGCCACCGGCGTTGGAAAGACTAGATCTATGATTGCAGATGCCTGTTCTATTGCTTGCAATAAAGTTTATAATCTTGAAACAAAACAATGGGAAGATAATGGCACTCGTGAACCTACTCAATTTATAACAACAGAGCAAGAAGAAGATGAAATTCAAACTATGATGATTGCTTTTTTATCTGGAGTAAATGAAGATCATATTCTTGAAAATACATATATTGGAGATGAGTGGGAACGAGTAAGCGAGGCCGCCGAAATTCTTTCAAAAAGTCCATTATATATCAAAAAATTACCAGATTTTTCACTTCAAGATATTGAAAATACAATTAAATTTGGTATTCGTCAATATGATACTCGATATATTTTTATGGATTATATTCATTCAAGTATGAAAATTCTTAGTGAAATTAGCTCAAAAGCTGGAGTCAAAGGATTAAGAGAAGATAATATACTTTTTATGATTAGTGTTCGATTAAAAGATTTATGTAATCAATATGGAGTATTTATTATGTCTGCGACTCAGCTTAATGCGGAATATCGTAGCGCCCAAATATATGATCAAAATCTTCTTCGTGGAGCAAAAGCCATTGCTGATAAAATTGATGAAGGAGAAATTATGCTTCAGGTTAGCGACGATGACAGAGAAGCATTAAAAAATATCGTCAACTCTATGGGTATTGAAATGCCTGATATTAAAAAATCTGTATATAAAAATAGACGCGGTCGCTATAAAGATATATTGCTCTGGTGTAAATCTAATAGAGGTATTTGTAGAATTGATCCAATATTTGTAACTAATTATAATTATGAATTAATGGATATTGAAGATTTAAAAATTAAAGTTACACCTAAAATTGAAACAAGCGCATTTTAAGGAGAAAAATAATGCAATTTAGTAAATGTCAATATTGTAAAAATAATGGGAAAAAATGTAAATATATAATGGCTTATGTAATATCTGCATTAAGTCAGATGGAACATACAATTAATTACAGTCAATCAAAAAACATAGAAGGCTGTTTTTTAAAAGTGTCATATGATTGTGATAATTTCTCTCCTAAAAATAAATGTTATGGTTGCAAAAATTTAAATAAATATGAAAACGAAAGAGAACTTGGTTATAATTCTCCTTGTACAAGTTGTAAAAGACTCGCACAAGATTATTATGAGGAGGAGGAAATATGATTATTTGCGGTTTTCCTGGAGTTGGAAAATCTACCTTAGCAAAATTTTCTAATTGGGTAGATTTAGAAAGTACCCCATTTGAGAAAGATTGGGTTCGTTATGCAAAAGTAGCAAAACATATGAGTGATAATGGATATAATGCTATGGTATCTACTCATCCTCAGTTATTAGAACAATTTGAACAAATGGAAGTAAGATACACTGTTGTAGTACCTCCTTTTACTGATGTTTCTGTTTATAAAGATAGATACATTAAAAGAGGAAATAATATTGATTTTACTGCTTTAATTGAAATAAATTGGGATAAATGGATTGGAGATATTATAACAAAATCTTCAATTAATAAAACAGTTGTAATATTACCAAAAAATAGTTGTTTACAAGCTTATATTGAAGAATATAAAAACATATAATGAAAAAGAAATTTAGAAAACCAAGACCTCAACCACCAAATTGGTTTTGGTGGGATAATGATAATTGTTGGGATTGTAAATACAATCATACAAAATGTAATAGTTGTAAAAGATTAAAAATGTTTAGAAAAGAATATCGAGATAAAAAAAATGTACAAATATGACAAAGATACTCTTAAAGAAAATTTAACAATAGAAGAAGTATTTGATCTTGTTAGTGAATTAGGCGGTGAACCAATTATGGGCAACGGATCATTCACCGCTCGAACCATTTGTCATGGGGGGCAAAGTCACAAGCTTTACTATTATTCAAATACGCATCTTTTTCACTGTTATACTGGATGCGATGATGCTTCATTTGATATATATGATTTGGTATTAAGAGTTAATGAAACAGCAGGTATTCAAAATTTTTCTTTACCTCATGCTATTACATTTGTAGCTAGATATTTTGGATATACGGCAGAGACATTTGATTTTGAAGATAATCAAGAGGCAAATGAAGATTGGAAGATTATTAATAATTTTAAAAGAAATAAAGAAAAAAATCAGCCACAAATTGTAGAATTAAAAACTTATGATAATAAAGTATTAAGATATTTACCTCATCCACATATTATCCCTTGGGAAAAAGAAAATATTTCTTTTGATGTTATGGAATCAAGAGGTATATGTTATGATCCAATCAATGAAGGAATCGTTATTCCTCATTATAATATAGATGGAAATTTAATTGGTATTAGGGAAAGAACTTTAATTAAAGAGAATGAAATATATGGTAAATATCGTCCTGCTATAATTAATGGTAAAATGTATAATCATCCATTAGGTTTTTCGCTTTATAATCTTAACAATAGTAAAAAAGCCATTTCTCAATTTAAAAAAGCAATAGTATTTGAAGGCGAAAAGTCAACGTTATTATATGCGTCTTATTTTGGAGAAGAATCTGATATTAGTGTTGCATGTTGCGGCAGCAATTTAATTAATTATCAGATTAAATTACTTTTATCTCTTGGAGTAAAAGAAATTATTATTGCTTTTGATAAACAGTTTCAAAAAATTGGCGATGAAGAATGGCAAAGATGGGTCATTAAATTAAAGACTCTATATAACAAATATGGTAATTATGTAAATATTAGTTATATGTTTGACAAAAATAATTTATTACAATATAAATCTAGTCCAATTGACGAAGGTAAAGAAAAATTTATGAAACTCTTTAAAGAAAGGATTGTAATAGAATGAATATAAAAATTTTTATTTTAATATCAATGATTTTTTGTCATATTGTTGATGATT